ACAATGTGTTATACAGTACAATATAATATAACTAAGGAGTAAATAGGCATGAAAGACATCTTACAAGACGTGGTAGCACATACACACGCATTAGGCTTTTTAACATTGGTAAAAGTTTCCAATGATGAAGGCACAACAATTGACGCAATGGCAGAAGACCGTAGTGTTATTTTAACAGCAGAAGCACATACAACAGTAGCAGAGTTTACAGGTACATTTGGTATGCCTAACTTAGACAAGTTAGCACTACACTTAAAGAATCCTGAATATCAGAAAGATGCTAAAATTGATGTAGTTAGTGCAGAGCGCAACGGTGAAGTTGTTCCAACACATATTCACTTTGAAAACACAACAGGTGACTTTGAAAATGATTATCGCTTTATGAATAAAGCAATCATTGAAGAAAAACTAAAGACTGTTAAGTTTAAAGGTGCAACATGGGACGTAACTGTACAACCAAGTGTTGCTAGTATTGCACGTATGAAACTTATGAGTGCGGCACATAGCGAAGAGCCAGTATTTAATGTAAAGGCTACAGAAGGTAACTTAGTATTCAGCTTTGGTGATGCAAGTACACACGCAGGTGAGTTTGTATTCCAACATGGTATTGAAGGTACACTACAACACACATGGAGTTGGCCTGTAGCACAAGTACAAGCAGTACTTAACTTAGACGGCGATGCTACAATGAGCATTTCAGATCAAGGTGCAATGAAGATTACAGTAGACAGTGGCATGGTAAAATATGACTACATACTACCAGCACAGAGCAAGTAGAATATGCGTAAGGACTTAACCGCAGAACAGAAAGATTATGCACGTTTTTTACCTGCACTAAGTGGCTTTTATGCTACTTACGTAGGTAAGCAACGGTATGACGAGTATGTTGATAAGTCACGTATACCTAGCAACTTTACACACGGTGTAGAAAGTCTAAACTATCTTAATAAGCAAGAAGGACAGTTCCAATACAAATGGACACTGTACTCAGCAGGACATGCTGAACTTGATGTTAACAAACACGCACCTAAAGAAGATATGGTGCGTAATAGAGATAGAGACAATACTTGGATATTAGGAGACTCAGGTGGTTTCCAAATTGGTAAAGGTGTTTGGGAAGGCGATTGGAAAGATCCTAATTGTCCTAAAGCACAAAAGAAAAGAGACGGTGTATTGCGTTGGATGGACGCTTACATGGACTATGGAATGATACTTGATATTCCAGCCTGGGTAGCACGTTCACCTGAAGGTGCAAAAGCAACAGGCATTAGTACATACGATGAGGCTGTAAAAGCAACACGTATTAACAACGACTACTGGATGAAACATAGAACAGGTGCTTGTAAGTTCCTTAATGTTTTACAAGGTGAGAATCATACAGACGCAGATGACTGGTACGAGCAGATGAAAGACTACTGTGACCCAGTTAAGTATCCTGACAATCATTTTAACGGATGGTCAATGGGTGGACAGAACATGTGCGATGTGCATTTGGTTCTTAAACGCATAGTTACATTGCATTACGATAACCTGTTACAAACAGGCATACATGATGTAATGCACTTCTTAGGCACATCTAAACTAGAATGGGCTACGCTACTAACAGACATACAACGAGCAGTAAGAAAGAACTATAATGAGAACTTTACTATTACCTTTGACTGTGCTAGTCCTTTCCTCGCAACCGCGAATGGACAAATCTACATTCAGAATGAAACTGAAGACAGAAGCAAGTGGACGTATCGTATGGTGCCGAGTGTTGACAATAAAAAATATGCTACAGACAACCGTGGATTTAGAGACACTGTTATATCAGATGGGGTATTTAAAAACTTTGAAGACTCGCCGCTTACAGACGGACTCAAAGTATCAGACGTTTGTACATATGCTCCAGGAGATTTAAACAAGATAGGTAAAGAAGGAAAGACATCATGGGATAGTTTTAGTTATGCTATTCAAATGGGTCATAACGTATGGAGTCATGTTAATGCTGTACAAGAAGCAAACAGACAATACGACAACGGAATTATTCCAAAAATGCTTGTGCAAGAAACATTTGATAGAGTATTCTTTAGAGATGTAATAAATGAAATATTTGCTATCGATAATAAAGAACAAGCACTTGCAAAAATTGACGAGTACTCAAAGTTTTGGATGACTATTCCAGGTACTAGAGGTGCAATTGGTAAAAAGACCATGAACGCTAGTACACACTTTAACGCACTGTTTGATGTAGAAGAATCAGTTGTTGAAGATGAAGAAATTTTAGATGAAACTAAGTTAGAGGATCTCGAGGATGAGCAACTATGAATTGGAAGAAGATAAACTGAAAAGCCACTTAATTGAGCTAGAAAGAAAGCATAAAGAGCTTGACACTGAGCTAGAAGTAAAGTATAATAATATGACAGTTACAGATGAAGTTCGTAAAATGAAAACTATGAAACTTTATTTAAAAGACGAAATACATAGAATTAATGCAAGATTAATACAGCTAGGTTTAGAATGAAAAGAGATTACGAAAGCGGTATAAGTAGTACTCCTACTATGTTTACAGGTGTAGAAGTTGAGAAGACTCCTGCATTTGGTATGCAAACATTGTTTGTAGATGGTATTCAAGACATTGAAACTATAATGGAATACTATAACAAGTTAGAATGTAAGCACATATTCTTTGGTGCAAATCATTCATATAGTCCAAGAACAGCAGACGACTTTGTAGCATGGGACAAATACATTTTAGAATTTGTAAAAGAAGGCTACTTGTGTAGTTTAGACATTCCAAGTACTATTAACTTAGAATGGTTCTTAGACGGCGGCTTAGTAGAGTATGATAACTTTATTCCGCAAATACGTGTTGTAGTGCCATATGTTAAGCAATGGAACTATAATACTATGGTTAAGATTGACGACAAAGACTTTAAAGCAAGTAACCCAGGTGTTTGGTGTCATAGTCTACATGACTTAATGGATAGAGAAAAATTTACCGATTGGTCTAAATATGGCCTTGACAAAGTTATTAAATGAAAGTATACTAATAATATGGAACAACGTGAATCATATCATAACTATATGGGACGTAGAATGAGAGAGGAAGATGCAAAAATGGCAACAGAAAACGCACTAAATAATGCACAGAGAAGTATATGGGTAACCTTTAATAAAGAAGGTGTACACATGTATCCAGGAGCAGATAGTGATCCAAAATTGGCAACAGGTGATTGGGACGATGTGTCGTTCCTTGGTATTCCTCATCGTCATATCTTTCATTTCCGGGTGCGCATTGAAGTGTTCCACAACGATAGAGACATCGAATTCATACAATTCAAAAGATGGCTTGAAAGACTTTATAATGGACAAGGTGCGTCCGACGGTGAAGTGCTTGTTCTAAATCATAGATCGTGCGAGATGATCGCTGACGAACTATACGAAATGATCTCTAACAAATACCCCGGCCGGTTTGTAGAGATTAGTGTTGCAGAAGACAACGAAAACGGCTGTTCAATTTACTACCCTAGATAATGACAAGAGAGAGAAACTTAAAATGTCTACTAAATTCAATCGTGAAGCGTATACGAAGGTATTCAACGACTTGGACAAACTACGCGACTACTGTCGCTTTGAAGGTAAAGTGTTCGATGAAAAAGCACTTTACAAAAAGGATCACCCTACTTGGATTGCTTATGGAAAATGGCAAAACTATATTCGTGCAAAGGCACGTAACGGTGGACGGAACTTTCAACCACGGAGAAACTAAATGACTATTTACATTGTAGACATCGAAGCAGTAGACACACGTTATACTAAGCAATGGAAAGAGTATCTTCCTAAGCAACTGCAACGAGCTACAAATGAAAATGTGAAAGTTATTAGTGGTGGCGAAACTCCTCAGGCAACTACACCTGGGGCTTTTCTAAACTTTGGTGGTACTAATGTTTATAAAAGTAAACAACTAGAACACATAGGTGAATTGTTTTGTGCCGGTGCTGTTAAAGACGGTGACTACTTTTTATACACTGATGCTTGGAACCCTACTGTTATACAACTACGTTATATGGCAGAACTACTAGGCGTTGACATTGCTGTCGGCGGCTTGTGGCATGCTGGATCATATGATCCACAAGACTTCTTAGGTAGACTTATAGGTGATAAACCTTGGGTTAGACATGCTGAAATGTCAATGATGGAATGTTATGATGATAACTTCTTTGCAACTGACTTTCATATTGACATGTTTACAGATGTATTTGATGAAAACTATGCATTAGACTGGAACAAAATACATCGTGTAGGTTGGCCTATGGAGTATCTAAAGAACAGTTTAAGCAGTTACAAAGGTATGGAAAAGCGAGATCTTATATTATTTCCACATAGAGTAGCACCAGAGAAGCAGGTTGATATCTTTAGAGATCTTGCAGAACGTTTGCCGCAATATGAATTTGTAGTATGTCAAGAACGTGACTTAACAAAGAACGAATATCACAACATGTTAGGCGAAGCAAAAATGGTGTTTAGTGCTAACTTGCAAGAGACACTAGGTATTAGTTGGTACGAAGGCGCACTAGTTGATGCTATTCCAATGATGCCTGATAGACTTAGTTATAGTGAAATGGCATTACCTGAATTTAAGTACGACAGTAAATGGACTGAAGACTATGATGCATACTTACATAACAAAGACAAAGTTGTTGCACAAATTGTAGAATACATGGAAAACTATGAAGACTTTCTTCCAAGTATAAACAAGCAAGTTACTAAATTAAACAAAGACTTCTTTAGTGGTACAGAACTTTACAAGGCGATTGCAAATGAATGATGACGGAACATTTACACTAACACTTGATTCAAATTATACTTCCGACGGTACAGTTACTATAGACACAAGTTCGTGGGATGATAGTTTTACTACTAGTCCTACATCAATATACTCGTCTCCTGCATCAATATACTCATCTAATGGCGCTGGCAATGGTAATGTTGAGATCGAAGGTGAGTTAACAGTAGGTGGTGTAGATGTTGTGCAGTCTATTAAAGATATACAACGTGTACTAGGAGTTGTAAGCAGGGACCTTGATAAAGAAGAAAAGTATGCAGGCCTAAAACGTGCCGCAGAAGCATATGAACGTGAACTAGCAAAGATTGAAACTTTTGAAGCTCTAAAGGACTCAGCATAATGTTTGGTTTTTTAAAAGGTCGTAAACGTGTAATTAAAGATAGAGATAGTAACGAGCCTTACTTGGTTCGTTGGTACTTGTTCCTAAAGGACAGAAAGAACTTTCCGTTCAATGTCACTTTGCACAAAGTTTTAAAAAGTGACGAAGCAACATTACATGACCATCCTTGGAGTTACGCAACACTTATACTTAAAGGTGGTTATTGGGAGAATGTTCCTATTGTTAGTAAAGAAGGTAACATAGTAGGATCACGTGGTATCTGGCGTGGGCCAGGACACTTTAGATTTCGTAAGTCAAATGACTTACATTTTTTGACTTTAGAAAAAGACAAAGACGGTAATGAAATACCATGTTGGAGTTTATTCTATATGGGCAAAAAAGCAAAAGAATGGGGCTTTGTACCTTTTGTACAAGGCATTGGTTATAGATGGCAAAATAGCGTAGACTACCTCGCTAAGGAGTAATTTATGAGTCAGTATAATGACGTAGTAGAAAGGCAACGAGATTTGTTAGAAGCAGAGACATGGGCAAAGGGTGTAAAAAGTTTACACTTTCATAGTTTAAAAAGTATGTGGTATGACACTAATCCTGAAGATACTGACATGGGTATGGTAATGGATGTTGAATATAACAATGGTGTAATAAGACGCACACTAAAAGATAACACTGTAAGAATCTTTGGTAAGGAACTTAGTGGAG